CGCGAATAATTACAGACTGTTTAAATAACCCGTCTTATGAGGTCTTAAATTTAGAGTGTTTAAAACAGATTGATATATATGATAATGAGTTAAGCTGTTATAGTACGCGTTTAATGAATTCGGCTTGTAGCTTTTGCATATCTTTAAAGACTTATAACGATGAGGTGACCCAATGAGCATACAAGAACTTATACCATATACAGAGAAAGAATTAAAATATAAATGGTTTACTAGCGAGTGCGTAGGATATAAGACAAGGAGGTTTTAACATGGTCACAGTAACACAACACTTCACTTTAAACATAATTGAGCGAGATTACATAAGAAAACTGATTAAGCAACAACAACAGCGTTTAAATACAGATTTCAAAATCGATGCTTTAGAGTACGATTTAGGCATAAGCATATTAAAAAAACTTTAAAGTGTAACTGTGGTTTAGTAACTTAATAAGCATAGTTTAAGCACAGATTAAAAAAGCTTTAAGCACAAAATTAATAAACTTTAAAATAGTGACAAAAAAAAGGTATGAAAAGGTATTCACAGAACTAGTATATAAAAAACCATATTTGAGCATAAACTTATTTACTACTATAAAGTAACTTGACTTTAATAACTCATATATATAAATATATTACCTTATCCCTTTTTTATGCCTATCTCTCTATAACTATGTGTGTGTGTTTTTTTGCGTTTGTGCTC